AATGGATGCGTCAAAGTCTTCGAGCTTGTTACCTCCCAAGTCAACCGTTCCGCTCGAAACCGCGATCACATTTGTGTCGGCTGTCCCTACTGTCTTGGTAGCCGCATCACCGAGTCCAAGGTTGGTGCGAGATGTTGCGGCACTTGCCACATCGCTCAGATTATTGCTTGCGACTAGGTCGCCCTGGGGGGCTAGTGCTATTAAATTATTTACAGTTACTTTCTTAGTAACAGGTGATCCGCTTACATCGTCAACGATTGGTAAAACATCTGCCCCGGCGGGTGATGGAAGATCACTGAGATCAGTTATTTTTTTATTAGCCATTTTATTTAATTAGTTAAGATTGGTTCGTTTAGTTCAGTAAGTAAGACTTCATCTGCCTCAGTCGATAAATACGATGGACTTTCAAATCGAATAAATGCCCCTGCCTCTGTCTGAAGAAGTGATCCATTTTCTGACATCAAGATTCCATCAATTATTGGACCTACAAAAGAATCCCCCTCAGTATCACCGATGTGAAGTCCTATGCCAAAAAAAGGCATTCTTTACGCCTTGTAGAGGATCGCACTACCACTCGAAAGAGTGATGCTGGTGAATGGTAAATACAAAACCTGACCCTGGCTGAAAGTGATTAAATCACTAACTAAGTCAGAAGAGTTTTCCATCTGTCCCGTGATTGCTCCAACCACTGAATCCTCAGTAAATTGAACTGCGATAAAGTCGCCTGTGTTTGCTCCTGTGCCATTAACATAGACGCAACCATTTGCTCCCATGCTGTTAGATATATTGAATGATGAGATACCCATGATATTTTATGATGTGGTTAAAACTGAAATGCCGAACGAATAGCTCGGATAAGTGTTAAAGGTTATTTTGTTTTGCGATTGAAGGCGTTCTGCTCTGTCTATTTCTAATGCGAGATATTCTTCACTTCTATTCTCCTCCTGAAATGCAGCCTCTGTCTGTCCGTCTCCACGAAGAAAGTCACTTAAAGCACCAGCAACTAAGTAGTTGGCTAAAAAGTCAGGCACATTTGATTCCTCTCCTGCATCCTTGCCATAGGTTGGACGAACTGCGGTCCCTACTATAAATACAGATGATACCGAACTGTTTGCCGGTAGGATCAAATAACCATCAAGTAGCTTAAAATCTAACAATACCGCTGTGCTGTCAGTAAATGGGTTCTTAGTATAAACCTGATGGATCTCCATGATGTTTAAATCATTGTCGATCTGTACTGCTTTGCCGGCTGTGGGATTAGTCGTTGATCCGACTGACTTCTCTACCAGTTTGAGCAGTTCAGGCCATTTGCAACGATGCCAGGCTGTCTGTGCTCTACTGTTTAAAGATTCCTTGAAGAAAAATTCATCCACCTGCGTCAAGGTTGGCAGACCAGCCGCCATCTTGAAGCGTTTCTCGAGTGAATCAAATGTAACGGTTCTTGCCATTATTGAACATTAGCGATGCCTGGGCTAACAGGCTTGCCTCCGGCTTGGATGTTATGCCGGTTAAATTGTGATGGAGCACGATACTGCAAAATATCATTTCGATATTGGCGTGACTGTTCCCTGACTAAATCGATTTCCTGCATCAACATAGCTTCAGCGTTCTGCTCCTCTATAACTGCCTTTTCCGTTTGACCATCACCACGGAGAAAATTGGCATAACTAGAGTGAACCAGGTACTCAAAAAAGAAATTAGGAACATTTTGCTCATCGCCAGCCTCATCACCATAGTATCCTGAAGTGGCCGATCCTGAGTTTATCTCAGACCGCAAATCTTTGCGATAGGTGACAAAAACATTTACTCCGTTCAATGTGCTTGGCTCAATGATTTTGACTGATGGGTATCCTCCCGAATCCAACTCGGTTAAGAATGTATATTCGTCAGGGTAACGAGTAGAAGATGGGTCTTCTCTGTGAATGCGAAAAACAACATTAGCATCGTTTGCCAGCTTGTTGCTTGTTCCATAAATTCGTAACCTGTTGGCATCAGATGTCACTACAGCCACACTCTCTCCCATAACTGTAAACTGTGGCCAAGGGTATCTCTCATGGGCTATACGAGCCGCACGGTTTACAAGATCGCGAAGGAAACTTGCATCTGTTGCCTGTAATGCATCAAGTCCGGCCAATGCTCGGAATCTTGATTTTAACTGGGAGTAAGTTGCGGTAGCGTAGTTTGCCATGATATAAAAAATTAGTGTTTAACTTTGCACTCGGGGTTTGCTCGTTCGAAGTCTTTTACAAAACCTTCCTTATCTGCCCAGCATCCAGGTCTCTCCTGCTCGTGGCGGATGTAAGTGGCTTTATCGACTACTCTTGCGAGTCTGAAGTCGCCTTTGCTTCCTTCTAAGGATTTAGCGGCTTGTCGGGCTTTTGTTTGGCGTTGTGCATATCCTGCTTTTTCACGCTTCACTGATGCCTCGTTATGCTTGCGGAGGTAGTATGCGATTTCGTCCTGTGACGAACTGCTTTTCCTTCCTCCCTTTACGATGATATTTAGACTCATTTAGATAGAAAAAGGGGAGCCGGTCTAACCCTAAACCGGCTCCCCAATAACAACATGATCAATAATAAACCCGAAGAGTTTAAACGATACTTCCTAAGCTTCGTGGATTGCCTACCCGCAATGTACACATCGCTTCAGTGAATGATCTTTTTCCAGCACCATTGTCAGGAAGATCTACAACTGTGATACCTTCAAGGAACTTGAGGGAAACAGTGTCATCGTCAGGAATCAGGTAAGCACGGTCAGTGTTTACTGTTCCAAGTGCTGTATCTGTTCCACTTGCCCCTGAATCATTTCTACCCAAAAATAGGTCTGGGAGAATCTGCAGTTCGCCGAAATCTGAAATGTAAGTTAAGACACTGTTGACTAAAGTTTTACCACTCAAGTCCTGAGTAAAAGAATAAACAGGATTGTTGGAAACTGCCGCACGGGTGTAATCAGTAATGGCGTTCATTACTGCTGGACCGGCATACAATTTGTAAGAACCTTTGGCACCACTTGCAGTGTAAACTGCTTGAAGTAATCCACGAAGAGCAGACTCAGTCAATGAACCAAGAGATACGCGAGATCCGCTTACTGCACGAAATGCTTGTTTAGCACTTGTGTCGAAAGTGTTTCCTGTAGCACTCGGGTCTGACCAAATACCAAGTCCGCACATGGTAGAACCAGCAGAACTTGAACCAACAGTTTGATCGTTTCCTGATGCAATAGCTACTTCGATTGAGCGTTTAAGCTGAATTAAGCTCTTTGCTTTGGAAGCGTTAAACAATCCACCCTGTCCACCAGGAGCGACATCAACCATCTCAGCTTGGCGCGAGACAGAAAAGTAATCGCGAAGTGTTGCCAGGCGGTTACCTAGGCGAGCACGGGAGTCAATTAAGTTTTGGGCAGTAGAAAGATCGAGATCCACTCCGTCAATATTTGAAGCGGCTGAAGCTGGGTCTGCGAGAGAGTCCACAAGCCACTCGTTAAGAGTAGCCTTGGGTGCGGCTGATTGTGAAAGCGTAGAATACAGAGGTGTCTCGGTTGGCTCTACGGTTTTCAGCAGTGATTCTAGATTAGTTTGTGCACCTTTGGATGCATCCACATTATAGCTCGTTGCGATGGCCATTTTTAGTATTTCCTTATTTTAAGATTTTAAATTTTAGTCCGCTAGAAATGCGGCAAGATCGTTAGCCGAGAGTGGTCCTTTCCGATCCAGGATTTTTGCTTTTTCTTTCTGCTTCCGAGTGGCTGAGTTTTCGATTGGCGGGGATGCATCTCCTCCATCAGTTGGAGGTGGAGCCTTACGCTTTTTGACTACCTTCTTTGGAGCCTTTGCGGTTTGCTCGCTTTTCAATGCTTCTATGCCTCTGACAAGAGTGGCGGCGATAAAGTCACCATTAGGGAGGTTATCCAGTACATTGCCGTATTGGCCTCGTAGCTGTTTATAGGTTTCTCTTCGGGATTCGGATATGTCATCATCTTGCGATGAATCCATCCACGGATGGGTGTTGATTGTATCTCTACTCCACTCGCTTTTTTCCCTTAGATACTCACTCCGTTGAGGAATCTTTTCAGTAAGGTATTCGTCAGCCTGGGTCAGGATATTGCGAATATCATCATCGCTATATTCCTTGCCATCGACCTCTACGAAATCCTTGCCTATGTGTTGAAGTGCAAATTTCTTGGCCGCCTGTGCTTCCCGTTTCAAATTTTCCAAGTCTTCAAAAGACTGAATATTTTCTAGCTCGGGTTGAGCAGACTGTTGGCTACCACCTGATTGATTTGTCTTTAGATTATTAATCTCAGCTTTCAAGGCCTCGACGGTTTCTTCCGCACTTTTCGCTCGGGCAGTCAGACGATTGATTTGTTTCAATGTCTTCTTCATCCCTTTCGAAGTGACTTCCGCCTCTTCTTCAACCTCTTCCTCTTCGGTATCCTCTCCCTCATCCTCCTCTTCGTCAGACTCGGTTACAGACTGTGAAAGAACATCTTCATCCTGGTCGGCAGATGCTTCTGCTTCTTCGGGAGTCTCGGTGACTTCCGCTTTAGCCTCATCCGCCTGTTGAGCCTCCTGATCCGTTTCGACCTGTTCGACAAAACTTGCCGCCAAATCTTCCACCGATAGTGGGCCTCGTACTTGATTGTTTTCTGCTCCCGATTGTTCAGCCGGAGCCTCGCTTATAACTGTTTCTGCCATGATTTCTGCGTTTGTTAGTAGAGTTCGCACTCTCTTGCTTGTATCTGCGGAGCAGATATGCCCCGCCAGTGACAATTATAGCAGTTTAAAAAGCAGTTTTGTCAGGTAGCCCGAAAAATTTTCCAGTTGTCCTTAAATTTCTCATGCTTGGCTTTAGAATCAGGGTTATGAGGGTATAATCCGATCCTTTTTGCCCCGTCTAATTCCATGCATGGGATGTTATAAAAAATGTTTTCATCTTCGACATATGCCACCAATATGTCTACTTTTGTGCAGTCTATCGACTCTTTGCCGGTCGATCCGCTAGAGGTCGTTACCATGTACCGACCCAATCCACCCCGTTCCTTATCCTTCGACTTACTCTCAGTTCCTTTTATCTGAATCTTGAATATCTTGCCCGCCGTATTCATCACCAGGCAGTCCTGTGGCAAATAATCGCCAAGAGGGACAAAGACTTCCAGCCCATGCTCGAGGGCTTCCGAAAAGAACTTCTGCTCGTAGAGGCTACCCTTCCTCTTCATCATCGTCATCATCCTCGAGCACCATATCACACTCGAAATCGACAACATCCTCATCCAGCCACTCCTCGAGATCCTCCATCGCTATTTTGGCGATCTCCGTATCCTCAATGTCAGACTCTTCGATCCAACGATTGATCAATGCCCTGTGGGCGTTTTTAAACTGCTGATGGGGTGTCAGTTTCGGCATTATCAAACGCCTCCAATATTCTAGTCAGTCCTGCAATCTCTCCCGATAAACGGGCAAGCTTCTGCGGATTGTCCACATGAGTATAGTCCTGAAAATCGACCAGGCACATATCCCTCTGTTCTTTAATAAAGTCCTTAATCACTACCCACTCGGTTTGTTCTCCGAGTCCGGCTACTGCATCTCCTAGTGTCATTTTTTCCTTCTTACGGGTTTTACTCTTCTTCCCATTCCTACCTTCGATTTCTCAGCCTTTTTCCGTTTCAGTTGGCTTTTACTCATCTCCGATTTGGTCTTGGGTGTTTTACTCGAAACTCTTTTGGTTGGCCGGCAGTATTCATTCGACTTGCCCTGACCGCATGGTTTGCCGGT